CGGTGGTCGCCGCCCGCAACTTTCCGCTTGACACTCGCCGCTGTACACGGAACTGGCGCACGCCAAAAAAAGAAGACAAAAAAAGGGGCGGACCAAATGGCCCGCCCCGATGTCGCGTCGTTTACTTGCCGCCGCCGTGCTTTCCGTGGATCGCAATCAACGTGTCGTGTAGTGTTACCCATGCCGCGTGAACCGCGTGGACGTCAACCCATGCCGCCTTGGCGGCTTGCGCCGCTTCAGTTTTCTGGTCGCCAAACGATTTCTTGACTGCTGCGGCCTTATCCAACGCGGCTTTCAAACCCGCCTCTTGTGCATTCAGTTTAACCGCACCCGCGCCTTTGGCCTTGATCGCCGTGATGCGCTCCAACGCACCACGTAAATTGGCAAGGCGTGAATTAACCTTCTTATGCATAGCGCCGCGTTCGGTGTCTTTCCCCGCTACCTTTAATGACAGGGTGGTGTTCGTATAAGTACCGTACTGTTTGGCTGTAAACACGCGCTTGGCGATCGAGTCCTTGGCTGTCGCATAGTGGACGCCCTCCGCTTGCTCCCCTTTCTTACCTGACAAGGCCGCGACCGTTACGCCTAGATCAACCAAGCGCAACAGGGCTTGATCGAATGCCATATGGGCGTTCGCGGCTGTTGCGCTAGCGCCGTCTGCTATGGTGAGGGCTTCACGTACTGACATGATGGGGGTCGCTGTTTTCTTGTTTGCTAACTTGGTCATTGTGTAATCTCTTTCCATGTAATCGGCTTATGCATGATTGCGTTGCCGATAGGTGATAGATACACGTATACACCACGCGGCGCAATGGCTCGACACCAAGCGACACCGCCCGATAGGGGTATTCGGCGCGTATACCGACCCCACCGCCCCCCAACCCCGCTATGTGAGCTTTTTATTTTTCTGCCTATATATACTAATCCAGACCAATAAATCGGCGTAGAACGAAATAGGAACAAAGTCCACTAAGTACGCTTATCTGACAGACCCCCCACCCCGAAAATCCCGCTATCCCGTAAAAAATATTTTTCAAATTTGGATTACGTTCGGCCTGTCAGCTACGCGTACTGGGAGGTTATTGGTGGTGCGGGGAGTGACAGCAATCCTCAACCCACACCACCTGAACAGTGCTAGGAGGCACACCGCTCCGGGGCATAGTACACGACTGCGAGTCAGCGACAAGAAGTTACGTTGCAAAACAACACAATCGTGCGTATCATATAGGTATGAGTACGATACACAGCTCCCCCGAGCGGGGCCCACCCATACCCGGAAGGACAAAGCGCAATGCAGCTGTAGAAGATTTACCAGGTCGCGTCGCCGCAGCGTCAGGAACGGTGCAGATGCTGGCCGAGAAGGGTATGCGTATACCTGACCTTACGAAAGCAGACGAGCGGACGATAGCAGCAGTCGTCAACGCGTATGCCCACGACCCCGAGGCGACCTCCCGCATATCGACCAACACACGGATAGGCACCATGACACCAGCAGCCCTAAGAGCGATAGACATGTCACTAAAAGCGTTCGGCGAGAACGTCGTTGAGAGCTCCACTCAACTGCGACATTACGTGACGAACAAACTGATCGAGGAGTCAGACAACCCGGACCCACGCATCCGCGTGCGGGCCCTGGAGCTGCTTGGCAAGATCAGCGACGTGGGGTTGTTTGCGGACAAGACCGAGGTGACGATCACGCACCAGACGACGGGAGACCTCAAAGATGCGCTCCGGGCCAAACTGCAGCGGCTCGTCGGCCCAGACACCATCGACGCAGAGATTATTGAGGACACAGACGTAGACGTACCCGAGATGGGCGCCCCGCGACCCGCGTTGCCGCGCAAAGCCCGCAAGGCAGAGCCCGTGCCCGTGGTTGACCTGGACGCGGCCATGGACGGGTGGGACGACTGATGGACAGCGCCGCACTCACATCGGAGCTTGGGTTCACAGACGCGGAGCTACACGTACTCCTGGCGAACCTGGACTCGCTGACCGTCGACGAGATTACCGAAGTTAACAAGATGGTGGACGAGCTCAAGGCGCGCGACGACCGCAACGGGCGACAGAACGACCTCGTGGCGTTTTGCGTGCATATGATGCCTACGTATCTCGTTGGACGACACCACCGGCGCCTGGCCAACCTGCTGATGGACATCGAGTCCGGCCGCAAGGACCGCATCTGTGTGTCGGTGCCACCGCGGCACGGCAAGAGCCAGATGGTGTCGATATTCTACGCAGCATGGTATCTGGGGCGTAACCCGGGGCATAAAGTCATGCTGGTGTCTCACACAACAGACCTCGCGGTGGATTTCGGCCGCAAAGTGCGTAACATCATCTCGTCCCCCGAGTTCAAGGAGGTGTTCCCGGACGTCGACCTGGCCGCGGACAGTAAGTCAGCAGGGCGGTGGAGTACGAATTATGGCGGCGAGTTCTTCGCGGCGGGCGTGGGCTCGGCCCTGGCCGGGCGCGGTGCGCACATGCTGCTGGTTGACGACCCACACTCCGAGCAGGACATCCTGAACGGTAACTTCGAAGTGTTCGCCAAGGCATATGAGTGGTTCGCCTTCGGTGCACGTACGCGTCTGATGCCCGGAGGTAAGATCGCCATCGTCCACTGCATGGTCGGCGACACACGCGTGTTGATGGCCGATGGCACCGAGACAGAGCTGAAAGATGTGAAGCCGGGTGATATGGTAGCGTCGTACGACAACGGCGCACTGGTGAGCCGAGAAGTGCTGAATCGGATCAACCAGGGACCAGATCAAGTATATACATTACGCATGAGTGATGGTAACTTCGTCAGAGCAAACGAGAGACACCCGTTTCTTGTAGATCGTGATGGAGTACAGACATGGGTGAAGGTAAAGGACTTGAAACCGGGGGACGCCATTGTATCACTGACGGGTGCGACAAGTTCGCCAGACCGCGCAGCACAAGCGGTAAATGCCCAAACTGCATCGCCCGGGAGTGCTACCACCGGAAAAACCCGGATAGCCCGAGCCGCCCAATGGGGCACCACGGTAAGTGGAAGGGCGTGGAATGCAGTGAAGATGGGTGTAGTGAACGCGCCTCAACGAATGGCCTGTGCCATCGACACAGCAGTACGGCCGCGTACTACAGACGAAAGGCCGATGGAGTTTCGTATTGCCCCACCAGCCGGCGGAACGCCCACCTCAAACTCAAATATGGCATCGACGCCGCCGACTATACACGGATGTTCGAGAGCCAAGATGGAAAGTGCGCCATATGTGGCATGGGGGCTGATGAGGTTGCCGTACCCTCCTCGTGGTCAGCGAGTAATCCATTCGCTGTTGACCACTGCCACGAAAGCGGCAAAGTCCGCGCGCTTCTGTGCAATCAGTGCAATCTCTTGGTTCATAGCGGGCAAACCTCGGACACCCTCCAACGAGCTATTCAGTACCTCGAACATCATCAGCGTAACTCCTGATACGGTAGAGGACGTCTTCGACATCGAAGTAGAGGGAACGCATAATTTTATCGCAAACGGGCTGTGCAGCTCGAACACAAGATGGCACCTCGATGATCTTATCGGTCGCGTGACGCGTGACATGGTTAAGAACGAGCAGGCCGACCAGTACGAGGTGTTTGAGTTCCCTGCCATACTCGAGACGGACATCGTGACGCCCGAGGGCAAGACAGAGACCCAGGAGACGCCGCTGTGGCCCGAGTTCTTCGATCTGACGGCGCTGCACCGGACCAAGGCGTCCATGCCGCTGTTTCAGTGGAACGCACAGTTCCAACAGAACCCCACGTCCGAGGAAGCGGCCATCGTCAAGCGCGACTGGTGGAGGATATGGACGCGAGATAACCCGCCACAGTGCGAGTTTATCATATCGTCGCTCGACTCGGCGGCCGAGAAGCACAACCGGGCCGACTACACCTCACTGACCACGTGGGGCGTGTTTTTTAACGACGAGACCTCCCAGCACGAGCTCATATTGCTCAACGCGATCAAGGACCGGCTCGAGTTTCCCGAGCTCAAGGCCATGTGCCTGGCGCACTACGAGGAGTGGGAGCCCGATGCGTTCATCGTGGAGAAAAAGTCGTCAGGAACGGCTGTTTACCAGGAGCTACGACGTATGGGTATTGCTGTGTCCGAGTACACACCTCACCGCGGGTCTGGTGACAAGTACGCACGGCTCAACGCAGTGGCCGATATGATATCCTCGGGGCTCGTCTGGGTGCCCGAGACGCGTTGGGCTGACGACCTGGTAGACGAGATCGCGAGTTTTCCGTATGGTTCCAACGATGACCAAGTAGATAGCTCGGTTATGGCCCTGACCCGGTTCCGCCAGGGTGGGTTCATCCGCCTGGCAAACGACCTCAAGGACGACCCGACGCCACAGTACCAGGGCCGGCGGGAATACTACTAAGTCTACATAGACAACACCATGTGTGGTAGTATACCACACGGGCAACTGACAAAGGACTGACTCATGGCCATCGAGAAAAAAGCAGAACCGTTTATCATGACCGAGCAGGACGAGGATATCCGCCCGTCGCAGATCGAGATTGAGATCGAGCAGCCAGAGGCAGACCCGGACGCCGAGACGCTTGAGGTGGAGATGGATGACGGCTCTGTTGTCATCGACTTCGCCCCAGGTGCACTTGATGGCCCCGAGGAAGATACAGGGCACCACGCGAACCTGGTCAGTTCCATCGACGAGCAAGACCTCATGATGATGGCTAGTGAGCTCGTGTCTGCGTTCGAAGCCGACCGCGAGTCCCGCAGTGACTGGGCGGAAGCCTACGTCAAGGGGCTTGACCTGCTGGGTATGAAGATCGAGGATCGCACCCAGCCTTGGGCCGGCGCCGCCGGGGTCTATCACCCCATGATGACTGACGCTGTGATCCGGTTCCAAGCCTCCGCTATGAGTGAGCTGCTGCCAGCCGCAGGACCAGCGCGCAGCAAGATCGTCGGGAAGATCACAAACGAGCGGGCCGAGCAGGCCAGCCGCGTCGTTGGCGAGTTGAACTACCTCACAACCGAGGTCATGCCCGACTATCGCGACGAGATGGAGCAGATGCTCTTTAAGCTGCCGTTGGCCGGGTCCGCGTTCAAGAAAATATACTTCGATCCCATCACCCAGCTGCCGTCATCCGAGTTCGTACCCGCCGAGGACTTCGTTGTGGCGTACGGCGCGTCTAACCTGCGCAAATGCCCGCGGTACACCCACGTGATCCGGCGCACAATCGACGAGATCATCGAGCTACAGGTGGCTGGGTTCTATTCCGGCGTTGACCTACCCGAGCCGGACCGCGAGATCAGCGACATCGAGGCTAAATACAACGAGATCGCCGGCGAGGAAGACACGCTGGACTCGCACGACGAGCGCCACACACTTCTCGAGATGCACGTCACGATGGAATTACCCGAGTCGTACCCCGATGCGGATGGTTTTGCATGTCCATACGTCGTCACAATCGACAAATCGTCCCTGACGATCCTGTCAATCCGCCGAAATTGGTCCGAGACTGACGCCAAGAAAACGAAACTAATGCACTTTGTGCATTATCCGTACCTGCCTGGAATGGGGTTCTATGGCACCAGCCTCATCCAGACGATGGGCGGCCTGACAAAGACCGCGACGTCCGTGATGCGGCAGCTGATTGACGCCGGAACGCTGGCTAACCTGCCCGCTGGCCTCAAGGCACGTGGATTGCGGATTAAAGGCGACAACTCCCCCATGCAGCCCGGCGAGTTCCGGGATGTGGACGTCCCCGGAGGTACGATCAAGGACTCGATCGCCTTCCTGCCGTACAAGGAGCCCTCCCAGACGCTATTCGCCCTGTTAGGCAACGTAGTCGACGAGGGCCGTCGTATCGGCGCTGTGGGCGACCTCCCAGCCGGCGCAGGAGACGCATCCGCGCCTGTGGGCACCACGCTCGCTCTGATGGAGCGCGAGCTCAAAGTAATGTCTGGTATCCAGGCCCGGCTCCACGCCGCCATGAAGGACGAACTGCGTATTCTCGCGCGTATTGTCGCCACTGATATGGATGAGGACTACTCGTACGACGTGGGCGAGGGCTTTAGCCGTCGCGAAGACTTCGACGGACGTGTGGACATCATTCCTGTATCCGACCCGAACGCCGCTACAATGGCACAGCGCATCATGCAGTACCAAGCAGCCCTGCAGCTGGCCGAAAAGGCTCCACAGCTCTATAATATGGGCCTATTGCACAAGCAGATGCTCAACGTGCTGGGTATCCAGGATGCGGGCGACATCATCAAACTGCCCGAAGATATCAAGCCGATGGACCCGGTCACAGAGAACATGGCGATGCTCAAGCAAGAGCCTACAAAGGCGTTCGCATACCAGGACCACGAAGCGCATATCATGACGCATATGGCAGCGATGCAAGACCCCAAAATCCAACAGATGGTTGGTCAGTCCCCGTTTGCACAGGCGATCCAGACGTCCATGCAGGCGCACCTGACCGAGCACCTGGCCCTGCAGTACCGCAAAGAGATCGAACTGCAGCTGGGCGTCCCCATGCCGGGTATCGAGGAGAACTTGCCCGAGGAGGTCGAGCGCGAACTGTCTCGTGTCGTCGCACAAGCCGCCGGCAAGCTACTGCGCAAGGACCAGGCCGAGGCCGCCGCCGCGGAAAACGCCAAGCAACAGAACGACCCGCTTACGCAAATCCAGATGCGCGAGCTGGCGTTGAAAGAGCGCGAGTTGGATCACAAGATCAACAAAGATATGAAGCAGCTGGAGATCGACGCGGTCACTGCCGCGGCCACAAACCGGATGCAGTTGGAGCGTATCAGCACGGACTCGGAGCGCGAAGCAGCGCGCATTGGGGTCAAAGTCGCTGAACTAGAGTCGAAAGAACAGAGCGAGGCGGTTCGATTAGCGCTTGAAGTTGCAGGCACACTCAAGGATGTTGACGTCACGGCCAGCAACCAGGAGAACCCCAACGATGAATAACGACACCACCGCGTTTTACCGCGTCCTCCGACGCATTTCCGAGGCCCGTGAGGGCATCGCGCAATACCTCGCCCAGGGCGGCGCCAAGAACTACGACGAGTACACAAAACTTGTTGGTAAGTGCGAAGCGCTGTCCGAGATCGAGGCAGAGATAAAAGACGTAGAGCAGGAGATGCTCGCCGAGTAAGGCCGCACTCCCCTACAAAACCCATCGCGGATAACCCGTGCAAGGCGCTGTGAGCCTCAATCACTGCTAAAGGAGCCACCATGTATACAGACAAACAGATGGACGACGACGAGCTAGCAGCAAAGCTCCCGGAGCCCGTAGGATACCACATCCTGATCGCAATTCCCGACATGAGCGAGAAGACAACCGGCGGGGTGTTTATGCCCGACGCGCTAGTGAAAGCGGAAGAAACAGCATCAATCATCGGCTACGTAATCAGCATGGGGAACGAGGCGTACAAAGACGTCAACAAGTTCCCCAGCGGTGCGTATTGCGCGAAGGGTGATTTCATCATGTTCCGCTCGTATTCAGGCACGCGGTTCAAAGTTGGCGGTAAAGAGTTCCGCCTCATCAACGACGACAGTGTGGAAGCACGCGTCGCCGATCCACGGGGATACAGCAGGGTATGAACAAGGACATCAACGAGCAAGAGCTCGAACTTGACGTCGATCAAAACGACGACGGTGAGTATGAAATTGAGATCGAAGACGATACGCCGAAAGACGACCAAGGCCGACCACGTCGCGCCGAAGGTGATGAGTCTACGGTCTCTGATGAAGACGATGACGATGACGTCAAGCAGCACAGCGAAAGCGTGCAGAAGCGTATCAAACGTCTGAAATACGAGTACCACGAAGAACGCCGCGGTAAAGAAGCGGCTACGCGTGAACGTGAGGCCGCAGTCGCGTACTCACAAAGCCTGCAGTCCGAGAACGAGCAGCTGCGCAAAAACATGACGGACGGCGAGGGTGTACTCGTCAGCCAGTCCAAAGCGCGCGTCCTCGCTGAAATCAACGCTGCAAAACGCGAGTACAAAGAGGCGTACGAAGCGGGCGATAGCGACAAGGTCGTAGACGCGCAGGAGAAGATGGGTCGATTGCTTAACGAGCAGTCTCGCATCGAGACGTGGAAGCCGCCGGTCGTGCAGCAGCAGCGCGCTGCACCGCAACCTGCGTACACACCGCCGCCGATTGACCAGAAAGCGGCAGCGTGGGCGGAAAAGAACACTTGGTTCGATAATAAGAACGCTATGAGTCGGTATGCTATGCTAGTGCACCAGGAACTTATAGAAGATGGTGTTGATTTGCAGTCTGATACGTACTACAACAAGATAGATAAGGAGATGCGAAAGCGGTATCCTGATCGGTTTGACGAGATCGAAGTTGAGTTAAAGCCAACTCGTCAAGCTCGCTCCGTGGTGGCACCGGGTGGTCGAACACCATCTACATCACGCACTAAAGTGGTCCTCAAGCAGTCCGAGATCGACATCGCCCGTCGGCTTGGAGTGTCAAATCAAGAATACGCGGCGCAACTTATGAAGGATAGACAGAATGGCTGATCGCACACCACGCACCCTCGACACCCGCGAAGCGGGCGAGCGCAAAAAGCCGTGGAAACGAGCGTCCATGTTGCCGGTTCCCGAACCTCGGCAAGGAATTTCCTTCCGATGGATACGGACATCTACCCTCGGCCAAAGCGACAATACGAATGTTTCCCAGCGGTTTCGCGAAGGATTTGTTGCAGTCAAGGCGTCTGACTTCCCCGAACTCCATATTATGTCCGATATCGACTCTCGCTTCAAAGACAACATCGAAGTAGGGGGTTTGCTGCTCTGCAGCATCCCATCCGAGAACATACGTGATCGCATTGAAGGCCAACTCGAAGCTGCACAACTACAAGACACAGCTGCGGACCGGAACTATTTGCGTGAACAAGACTCCCGGATGCCTATGCAGACAGACAATCGGTCTAAAACTTCGTTTGGTAGCGGCTAACCCCGCTACTACGGATCAACCTAAACCAAAGGATGAGCACAATGGCTTCTACAGCAGCTCCCTACGGCCTAAAGCCTGTCAAACGAGCTGACGGCATGGCATACGCTGGTGCGACGGCCCAGTACCTTATCGACCCCGCTGGTGAGGCGACCAATATCTTCACTGGCCAGGTCGTGATTATCGGCGCGGATGGCTACTTGGCTATCTCGACTGCGTCCGGCTCCAACATTACCACCAACAACCTTGGTGGTAGCGGTGTTGGTGCGATTGGCGTGTTCATGGGCTGTGAGTATGTAAATGCTCAAGGTCAACTGACACATTCCATGTACTACCCGGCCGGTTACGTTGCCCCCGACGGCACCGCAATCAAAGCGTACGTTGTTGATGATCCAAACGTCTTGTTCCAAGTCCAGATGGACGGTGCAGGCGCGCAGACCATCATCGGTTCGAATACCTTGTTCGCTGCAGTTCAAAGTACGTCGACCGGCAACACAATCACTGGAAACTCGACTTCGGCTATGGACGCGACTGTCCAGACTACCGCAGCTGCGTTCCGTGTCGTTGCGCATGTGTCAGACCCAGGCGACGCGTTTGTCGACGTTCTGGTTAAATTCAACCCAAGCGCCCACAGCTATCTCAACGCTGTCGGACTGTAAGGAGGAGATAACCAATGGCTATTTCACGCGCACAACTCCTAAAAGAACTGCTCCCCGGCCTGAACGCATTGTTCGGTTTGGAGTACAAGAAGTACGAAAACGAGCACACGGACATTTATGTGACCGAGAACTCCGAACGTAGCTTCGAAGAAGAAGTCAAGCTGTCCGGCTTCGGCGCCGCCCCGGTTAAATCCGAAGGCTCCGCTCTGGCGTACGACAACGCACAAGAAGCGTTCACCGCTCGTTACAACCACGAGACTGTGGCCATGGGCTTCTCCATCACCGAAGAAGCGATGGAAGACAACCTGTATGACTCGCTGTCCTCGCGCTACACGAAAGCGCTTGCACGGGCGATGGCATACACGAAGCAGGTAAAAGCCGCTTCGTTGCTGAACACCGGCTTCACTGCCTTCAAAGGCGGCGACGCAGTATCGTTGTTCAACTCGTCTCACCCCACTGTGGGTGGCGGCGTAAACTCCAACCAGCCAGCCGTTGCTGCTGACCTGAACGAGACCTCTCTCGAGCAGGCCGTCATCGACATCGCTGCGTTTGTTGACGAGCGCGGTTTGCTGATCGCATGTCGCCCCAAGAAGATGATCGTTCCCCCGTCGCTCATGTTCGTAGCAACTCGCTTGCTGCAGACAGAGATGCGTGTTGGCACTGCCGACAACGATCTGAACGCATTGAAGTCCAACGGGTCTATCCCGGGTGGCTACGGTGTGAACCACTACTTGACCGATGCGGATGCATGGTTCCTTACGACTGATTGCCCGAACGGCATGAAGCACTTCGTACGTAAGGCAATGAGCACAGGCATGGACGGCGACTTTGACACGGGCAACGTCCGTTACAAGGCACGTGAGCGCTATTCCTTCGGCGTTTCAGACCCACTGGGCATGTACGGCTCCACCGGCGCTGCTTAAACCCTAGCGATACAAGACGATCAGGCCCTCACTTCGGTGGGGGCCTTTTTCGTTTAGTCCGTATAGACGCACACGTCAGGATGGTATACTGTACGTGTATTACCTGACAGGCGCTACGCGCGACTGACATTAACCCCGACAGGAGATACCCCATGGGAAAGACAACATTTAGCGGCCCAGTGATCGTGACGAACGGCGTAGTAGCTGATATCACAGTCTCGGGATATACAACAGCAACTGCCCCCGCGGTGGCTGGCGCAGGCGCTACAATCTACGTATCCGACGGCCGCGGTGGTCTACCCACTCTGGCAGTAAGCGATGGCACAGACTGGATTTCCAGTGCTGGAACTGCTATTTCCGCGACGTAACCGCACACGATAACCGTCGGGAGACACTCAATGACATCTGATGTACAATCCACACGGCTCGCTACGAGCGGAGTTGTGTTTGGAGGCCCAGCACGGATTAAGTCTGTATGGGTCGCGGGGGGCGCCAACGCAGGCACTCTCACCCTGCGTAATGGCGGCGCCGCCGGGACAGTCGTAGCAGTTATAGACGTACCTGCAGGCGCCGGGTATGACATATCAATACCTGGTGAGGGGTTGCGTTGTTCTTTGTCGGTGTATGCCACGGTATCGTCATTCACCGCAGTCACAGTATTCTACGCATAATACTAAGAAACAGGACGTAGCCCGCTATGAGCACTATAACGCTAACAGTAGAAGAACTAGAAGCTATGCTTGACCGTGCCGCAAAGCGCGGAGCTAAAGCAGCGTTAGCCGAGCTTGGATTGCATGATGACACTGCCTCCAAAGACCTGAACGATGTTCGAGACCTTCTGTCTGCATGGCGAGCCACGAGAAAAACGATGTGGCATACCGCTGTGAAGCTCGTTACAGCCAGCGCGCTTGCGTTTATTGCCGCCGCTGTCTTCATGTCATTAAAAAACGGGCAGTAGGACGGACGCCCTAACAGGAGACGACAATGAACAACGCACGTATGTTTACGACCCTACGCCGCAAAGATAGCGGCGTATTCGGAGGCTCGTTAGGAACCGGGCAAGTCAGTGGTGTAGAGGCCATTGTCGCCGAGTGTATCCTGGAGGGTGCAGACCTCGGGCAAGCCGCGTATATCCTCGCCACTGCGTACGGCGAGACAGGCGGATCAATGCGCCCTGTTCGCGAGAACATGAATTACAGCGCGAGCCGCATCCCCGAGGTATTTGGGCTTAACCGCCGACAGGGCATCTCATCGTCACGCCTGGCGGGCAACGGCGAGCTTCTGGCGAACACCGTGTATGGTGGTGCGTGGGGCGCAAAGAATTTGGGCAACCGCAAAGGCACCACGGACGGGTGGGACTTCCGCGGTTTCTGGATTGGTCAAATCACAGGCCGCCACAACGCTACTAAATGGGGTGAAAACCTGGGGGTAGACTTGCTGTCTAACCCAGCCCTCCTCGACGACTTTGACTTGGCGGTGAAAGGTCTGGTTCGCCCTATGCTGGAAGGCTGGGCCACAGGGCACGCCCTGCCAGACTACGTAAACAGCTACGACTGCGACTACGAGGGTGCGCGTCGTGTGTGGAACGGCACGTTTGCCGCTAAACGATACGCTAAGTACGCACGTGCGTTCCAGGAAGCGCTCGAAGATGCGGAATACAAGCCCGGCGTGCCGAAGCCTGCACTCGTACCAGTTCCTGAAATCTACGAGCCAGAACTGCATTGGGTTGTGGCCGTCATCAAAGGTATGCTTGAAGCGTTTCGAAAGGACAAATCATGAAGGGTTACAGAACAATCGCGTTTAACGTCCTGTCAATCGCGGTGATCTCGGCCGGTGCGTTGTTGCAGTACATCGGGGATTTGCCGTTGACAGACACACAGGCGGGCATCGCTGGATTTATGGCGACTATTATCGTTAACGTCGGTAATATGTACTTGCGTACCAAGACGACCACACCAATGGGGAAACGATCATGATTATCGAACTTATCGGTGGCGTATTCGTCATCATCTCCGGTGCGTTCTTGTACTGGTTTGGTGGTCACAAGCGGGAGAAGAAAATTGACCTTGAGAATGAGAACGTACGGCTTGCTACGGCGGCTCGCATTGATGGCGCGATACGTGATGCTGATGCTGACAGTTATGATTGGCGTGGTGAGTTGCGCGACCGCTAACGACGCTGCGTTTTGCGGCCCGGAGTTCACGGGGGCTATCAACAGACTCGCTGTCGAACTTGACCACCCGTCCACGCGTGATGCGCTAGGCCGCGCCGGGACTGCTGTAGTCAAGGCCACCGACGCAGGGTGTACACAGCCTGTATCACAGCGTAGGCTATAACGGTAAACAAGAGGTGCGCAGATGGCAAAAGACCCACGGTTAGAACGAGCAGGTGTTAGCGGGTTCAATAAACCGAAGCGCACTCCGAGCCACGCGACCAAGTCGCACGTGGTGGTCGCCAAAGAAGGCGACAATATCAAAACCATCCGGTTCGGTGAGCAGGGTGCAAAGACTGCAGGGTCCGCAAAATCAGGCGACTCCGCAAAGACCAAAGCCAAGCGTGCCAGCTTTAAGGCACGTCACGGCAAGAACATCGCCAAGGGCAAGATGTCTGCGGCGTACTGGGCTGATAAAGAAAAATGGTAAAGGATCAAGGCTATGATGTCTAAAAAAATGAACCCGTATGCGACTGCCAAGAAGATGTCCAAGGGCGGTCCCGTAAAGACCAAAGACGCACCCAAAAAAGGTGCCGCCAAAAAGATGGCGCCAAAAAAGATGGCGCGTGGCGGCGCAGTTCGTGGTCAGCCGAAGGGCTTGGCCAAGTCGTCGTGTAAGTAATGGCGGCTAAAAGCACCGTAAACGCGGCTGGAAACTATACCAAGCCTACGATGCGCAAGCGGCTGGTCGCTGCAGTAAAGGCGGGCTCCAAAGGGGGCGACGCTGGGCAGTGGTCCGCACGCAAAGCGCAGATGGTCGCCAAGCAGTACAAGGCTAAAGGCGGAGGCTACAAGTAATGGCCAAAGCAGCCAGCCAAAAAAGCCTATCGAAGTGGGGCCGTGACGACTGGGGAACCAAGAGCGGCTCCAATTCCACACAAGGCGACAAAGCCACGGGTGAGCGCTACCTGCCAAAGAAGGCACGCGACGCGCTTACCAAAAAAGAGTACGCTGCGACAACAGCTGCGAAACGTAAAGGCAAAGCCGCCGGCAAACAACACGTGGCGCAGCCTAAGAAGATCGCGAAGAAGACCGCCAAGGCAGTCCGAAAGAAATGAAACAAGTCGGTAAGGAAACACGGTAATGGCTACGATAGTCCCCGTCATGGCGGAGTTGTTCGAGGAAGCGTTCGAGCGTGCCGGTGTAGAGATGCGTTCGGGGTATGACCTCAAAACAGCACGCCGTAGTTTGAACCTGCTCACCTTGGAGTGGCAGAACCGCGGCCTGAACTTGTTCACGATCGAGGCCGGAACCCTCCCGTTGGTAGCAGGGACCGCCACGTACAGTATGCCTGCAGACACAATCGACCTTCTGGAGCACAGCGTGCGAACCGGCTCCGGCACTTCACAGCGAGACACCACACTGGAGCGCGTAAGCGTATCCACGTATGCACGTCAGTCATCCAAGAATATGGCCGCGCGCCCGTCGCAGGTGTTCATGCAGCGCCTCGCAACCGAAGTTACTGTCACCGTGTGGCCTGTACCGGACGGTGCAGAAGTGTACACGCTGTCGTATTTCCGGCTTCGTGGTATCGACGGTATTGCGTCGGGTATCGGCGGCGATGTTACGTCAGTCCCCCCGCGGTTCGTTCCAGCCCTCGTAGCCGGACTCGCATACATGATTGCTGTCAAAAAGCCCGAGGGCGCAACGCGCGCCCTTTTGCTAAAGCAGGCGTACGACGAGCAGTTCGATCTGGCCTCGGGCGAAGACCGAGAACGGGCATCGACGTTCTTGCGTCCAGGAGGCTGATATGGCCACGGGTAAACACGCTTATGGGATATGCGACAAGACGGGGTTTCGCTACAAGTTAGCGGACCTGGTCACGGAGTATGTCAACGGCACCGCCACGGGGATGCGCGTTGGTAAAGACGTTGCGGACCCGGATCACCCACAGAACTTTACAGGCTCTGTAAAATACACGGACAACACCTCGATACCGAACCCGCGCCCGGACACGTCACCAGGCAACGGGTTGTACGGTTGGGCGCCTGTGTGGAACAGCGCGCAATATATAACGTCGGCCCTCGGCACGGTCACGGTCAAATTGGAGTCCACCGAATGAATTACACCCAACTCACAGCTGCTGTGCAGTCATACACCGAGAACCAGGAGACGACGTTCGTCGCAACGATCGACACGTTTATCCGTCAGGCGGAGGAGCGCATCACGCGTAACCCCCAGGTGCGTATCCCTGAACTGCGTAAGAACGCTACCAGCACCTTGACCACAGGCGGCGTGTACCTCACGCGTCCGGCAGATTTTCTGGCGGTGTCGTCAATCGCGGTAATCGACATGACGGGGCAGTATTCATACGTGTACGACAAGGACGTAAACTTCATCAGGGAAGCGTACCCGAACCCCGCCACACTCGGCCTGCCCCAATTCTATGCCCAGTTTGACGGAGATCGCGTCAACCCTGCGAGCGACGGTCACTTCATCCTCGGCCCGACACCCGATCAGGACTACCCGGTCGAGCTGCATTATTACTATGACCCGCCGTCTATTGTGGACACGGGCACGTCATGGTTCGGCGAGAACGCCGAGATTGCCTTGCTGTACGGCACGCTCCTCGAAGCGTATGCGTTCATGAAGGGCGATGCTGACGTTATGCAGGGATATCAACTCCGGTACGACGAGGGCATGGCCGCATTGGGCGTTGTTGGGCTTCGGTCTGGCCGCGACAACTACAAAGACGGTGAACTCACCGCATAACTGGAGCTGACGTATGTCAATCACACAAGCACTATGCACGTCGTTTAAGCGCGAGGTACTGGAAGCAGTCCACGACTTCAAAACGCACACATTCAAAAT